ATATCAAACGAAAACTACCATGCTGATTCTGCTATCTCAGCTTCTATGCAAAAGGTAATGGTGGCTCATGGCCCTAAAGCTTATTGGAACTCTTTTCTTAATCCTGACAGGCCAGAACATAAGCCAACCAACGCAATGATCTTAGGAACTCTTACCCATTGCGCAATATTAGAACCAGATGAACTGGAAAAGCGTTTTATTGCTGTCAGTTCCAGAACTACCAAGAAAGGTAAGGAGGAAGCAAAAGAGGCTGAAGAGAAAGGCATGACGGCTGTTACAGAAACAGATTGGTTTAATGCTATTAAAATGCGTGATGCTGTATTTGCTGAACCTTATGCCAAAAAGTTATTAAGCTTCGGTGTTGCTGAAAAGTCATACTGGTGGGATGATGACATATCTGGTATTACCTGTAAGTGCAGACCAGATTGGTTAAACAAGGATACTATCTTAGATTTAAAAACCAGTAGATCAGGAGCAAACCCAAGAGACTTTGCAAAGGCAGTAGCAAACTTTAAGTACCATCTGCAAGCGAAACATTATTTAAATGGGATACCACAGGCAAAAAGATTTATCTTTCTTGTAGTCCAATCTGAATATCCATTTGATGTCGGTTTATGGGAACTTGATGAGGAAGCATTGCAAGAAGGTCAAAACCTTAGTAGAAGTGCATTAGATAAAATTGCTGAATGTCGCCTGCTTGATGATTGGCCAAGCTGGTGTCAAACAGGTGTTCAATCTTTATCCTTGCCCCGATGGGCATTTACAACCCCTTTAGAAAAATGACTTTTAATGAAGAACAGAAAAAACTGTTAAACCAAAAAATTAACAAAAACAATGTTTCTTTCCGTAGTGGTGGAGGTGGTCAAAAGTTAGCTTATGTTGAAAGCTGGCACGTTATACAGGAAGCCAACCGCATCTTTGGTTTTGATGGCTGGTCATCTGAAACTATAGAAACATCTTTAGTTTTTGAAGATCTTAAATGTGTTTCTTATATTGCAAAGGTAAGAATTACTGTTGGTAATGTTATCCGAGAAGGAACTGGTGCTGGCCATGGCCGCATGGGTGGTATTGGTGATAAGCATGAATCAGCAATCAAAGAGGCTGAGAGTGATGCTAGAAAACGTGCCTTGATGCAATTTGGAGATTCTTTTGGCCTTTCTTTATACGATAAAGATAAGGCATGGTTAAAAACTGAGGACAGCAAACCAGCTACCACCTCAAGTAATAAACCGATAGAAAGATCTGAAAGTGAACAGTTCATCAAACAATGTGAAGCTTTTATCAATAACCCTGCTAACAAAAACAGTCTGGGTAAGTTGAAAATAAATATCTCAAAACGATATGAAACTAAAGCTATCAGTGAAAATCAAAGGGATGATTTATTAACTCTTATTTTAGAGAAGGAGGATTCATGAGCAATGAACTTATAACCTCAGATCAATTAGCTGAAGAGCTTGGTGTAAAACCTCAAACTGTGCGACTTTGGAGAACCAAAACACGCAGGGGACACCCTAGTGGCCCTAAATGGACTGTCATTCTTAATAACACTATTCGATACAACCGAGAAGATATTGAGGATTGGCAGAACAAACCTAACAACCCTATTTAAAAAAATTATTATGTTAAACGTAACAGCCGTTGGCAACTTAGCCTCAGATCCAGTACAGAAAGAAACTGCAAAAGGAACAAAAGTAACCAGTTTTACTTTGCTTACAAATGATCAAGACACTACGACACAATTTGATTGCTCTGTATGGGGTAATCGTGGTGATGTGATTGCAAACTATGTAAAGAAAGGTAATCAAATTACTGTTGTTGGTCGTGGCAAGTTAAAAACCTTTGAAAGAAGGGATGGAAGCACTGGAGCAGCGATTGAGATTAATGTTGATAATTTCACATTACCAGTAAGAAGTAGAGACTTTGAAGCGATCCCTGCTTAAGTTATAGGGGCATTTTGCCCCTTTTTTTATGAAAACAGCCGAAAAGATTGCCGCAGCAAAAAAACGTATTGCTGAATTAAAACTTTTAATTAAATTATGGACACAGAAATAAAAGTCTTTGCTTCACCACATAAACAAATTCCATATAGCGATTTAATTATATGGGAAATATCTTATCAAAGAAAAAAAGAGCAAATGTTTACAAAATGGGTTTTATTAGAACGTAATGATTGGAGAAATCCAAAATTAAATCAGAAATTTTCAAAAGATGTTATTAACGCATTAATTAAAAAATATGAAAAATAAAGACCTGATCGAAAACTACCAGCACCAGCTTGCAGAGTTAGACAGACAATACTGGTTTGAAAATTTACCTTTAAAAGAATTTATTGTTAAATCAGACGGTATTATTAAACGTATGAATGAATTAGAAAATGAAGCGAGAAGAACATCCATCTGGCAAAAAATTAAAGTTTTTGCAGGACAACAGAAGAAAAAGATTAGTGAGACTATTGCTAGATGTAGAACTTCGTGGAGTGGATCACAAGATCCATATAACAAACGATTCAAGAGCAGACCTAACAGTAAATGATGGGAACTGGATCAATGACCATATCAGGACTGCTATCGTTAAACATAACTATGAAATTAACAAAATTCCAAAGTTACAGGTAAAAGACTTCACAATAAAAGAAATTAAAGAATACGAAAATTCACTTAAATAAAATGCCAGTAGGACAAAAATTTAAAATCAATCAATCCGTAAAAAGAAACCATACAATCGGATATTCAGCCAGTAAATACTCTCAATTTACTGGAACGATCCAAGAAGCTCTTACACGGAAAAATAAGCTCGGAGTCCCTCAGTATTACTATAAAGTCTTTTGGGAGGATGGGAGATTATCTGAACACGCTCAACATAGTCTTAAATCTATCTAATAAAGTTTTTTTAGTTTTATACTTTTTCTTTCTAATTTTTTTGCTGGTTTTTATTTCTTGAACAGTAATTATTGCTTCAAGCTCTACTAAACGACCCAATATACTTGCAAGAAATACATCTTGTTTCATTTGATGTCTTATAAGATGAGTGCAGTATCTTTTTATGTTGTCATAATCATCACTATTCATAATTTCTCGGCATCTCATTTCAACAGAAAGTTCTAATTCTGGAGGTGCTGGTTCAATATCTATATTGAGAAATTTTTCAGGATTCATTTCACTGGGAAAAGCTTTTCTTCAATCATCTTTACGATTGCATCATCTATATCGTTGTCAGTTTTAGATGAAGCATCTTTCAGCATCATCAATACTGCTCTGCGTAAAGATTCACTTTTACCAAACTTGATGAACAGTCCTATAAGAAACTTTGACATAATGTTTTGTGTTCTTTTTCAAACATACCAAACATTAACGATTTCGACCTTCTAACCTACTTACTTCTTTTTCAAGTTGATTTACTCTACGAAATAATTCGATAATATCCTTATCTCTTCGGCTACTAACATTAGATAAAACCATAACGAAAGCTGTTGCAGCAACTCCGATTAATACAGGATAGATCTCAGACATTTGCTTTAAAGTATAATTATGATTATTATTGCTAATAAATGTAACTTATGACAGAAGAAACTAAAAAAGGACCACTTAAAAAACTGAAAGAAACTATTGAGGACAAGGAAGAACAGCTTGCATTTATTTCAGTTGTGGTTCGTTTGGTGGTTGTAGGCTGGAGTGGTTTCATAGTTTCCCTTAATTACATAACAATCCCAGGTTATAGTACCGAACCAAAAGATATAACTTTTCCAGCTTCGCTCCTAACGGGGGCACTTGCCAGTTTCGGTTTGGAGGGTGCTAAGAAACGTGGTGATGGAACATATAAGCCAGATGAAAAGCCATTGAACAAGAAAGAGGTAGAACAGTTACTAGCTACACAATCAGGTGGCTTTCAAACTATTAGAATAGAAACACCGCTAAAAATTATTGGTGCTGAAGTTGTGAACAAAAAAGAGGACAAAAAATGAAAAAATTAATCCCGTTATTACTTTTAGCTTTTAGTCCTGCTTCTTACGCAGACATAACTCAAAAGTTTACAACATCTGCACAGATTACTGTAGATATGCCTTATAGCGTTACAAATAAGCTTGGAACGACTTATTCATTATCAGGTAATAATATTACTCCATCTGTAACTTCTGGAGGATCTACAACCTCTGGAGCTATCGGTGGATTGAATGTTGGATCGTTGACTGCTGGTGTTCCAGCTATGATTCAAACTGATAAAGCGATAACTACAGCAGGATCAGCTTTCTCTGTTACAGAATCAGTAACAATGGGAGATGCCACACCATCTGCGGTTGCACCATCAGCAGGTATTGCTGCATTGCCCCATCTTGGAGGACAGACAACAGTGGGATCAGGAGGTACAGCAGGATCTCTTGGTATGACTAGTGTTTCATCTGGTATTCATACTTGTAGTGCTGGTGGTAGTGGTACTAGCTGTATTGGACAAACAACTGTAACGATCACCATTGACTAAATGGTTTTTGCTAATAATAA